AACAAGTCCAAAGTCCATTTAAACAAACCCCCCAGTAAGAATCCAACCCGCATCTTTAGAGCGAGTATTCATCAAAGCATCTGGGTATCTTGCCACTTGTAGCGGACTCATGTTGTTGCGCTTAATAGTTGCTTTTGCTTGTGCCGCATAGCCTGTAATCATCGCTATCTGTACTTGACTAGCCTTGCCGTACATGGGCATTAAACGCTCTGCTAAACACCAGCGTAGAGCCATTGAATAGCCTTGTGGCAACACAATAGGGTCATACAAAGTGTTGTAGCGACTAAATATCGTATTGGCAAACAAGTGCATCTCGCCCTGCGAAGGGTTTGGCCATACAAACAAGTTACCCGTGTCCGCGCCAGGATTGAAGTAAATTGCCTTTGGCCAAGGACCATTCAGTGTTTTTAAGCCAATCATTTCGTAATCTTGTAGAGCAAGAACGGAAACTGGGTAATCTAAGCCCCCGTTTACGATAGGCTGACCATTGGAATTAGTGTTGATACGCACAAAAGCAGAGTTAATCTGCAATGGTTTTTCGTAGTAAGCAGTTATCGTTGTCGATGATACTGTTTGACTAATGTTGAGTTTGTATGTGCCGACTTCGTTTATGTTGCCACCAGCACCAGTCAAAAAGTCAACAATCTTTGTGCCAGATGTGATGCCTGACCCGCTTAAAGTCTGACCTTGTGCAACAGCACCAGAGCCAATAGCCGTAACAGTAAGAATGTCACCAGAGATTGAACCCGTAAACGATGCGCCAATAAAGTTAGCGGTCGATGCTACTGGTCCAATCGTGTATTGAGTTTGACCCGCTATGACTGAGAAAATAATTTCAGTCACATTGTAGACCATCATATCTTCGTTTGACCATTGGTCTATTAGGTCGTTCAGCATCTCAAAAGCGTCTTGTGCGGCTTCTGGTGTAGGTGTTTCGCCTGCTTCTAAAGCCCCAATATCCTTTAAGGCTCGGCTAATTACATCGATTGGGACTGTCATGGTTAACCCTTATAAGTCAGGCGTAAATATCTGTGGTTTCCAAGGCGCAACTGCTGGCTTCTTTTCCAAGTTGGCTAACTGTTCTGCCAAACGCTTTTCTACTAGACATTCGCCATTGATTGTCAGCGATTCTTTAGCCCATTGTGCGACCATTTTTTCTGTTACTTCAGAAAAAGCAGTCTTAGCCTCGCCATCAAAAGTGGCGTAGCCTTCTGTTTCTACTGTGTTTTCACCATCAAAAACAGCGCAATGGTATTTAGCCGAGGTGATTTTCTCACCATCAGCATAAATATCTAATATTTTCCAAGCGTAGTTCATGCGGATGCGGCTTGTAGTGGAGATAAATCTTCTGTTGTCCAAAAGTCTTTGGCAAGCATAATCTTTAGATGCTCTTTGTTACGAGCCAAGCAGTCTGCCCAATCTTCTGCTGTCATGCCTTCTGGCTTTCCAGCGTTAATCAGGTTAACGCTGTCCATTGCGGCAGAGTAGTGCTGTGCAATTTCTTCTTGGGTGATGATGTTTTCTGTCATGGTTTTCTCCTATTAAGGGTGGGTTGCAACATAAGCATCAAACTCGGCTTTGAGTTCTTGGATAGCGGCTGTTAATGTGGCAACAATGTTTCTTGGGTCAATACCTTGATAAATTGGATTGCCTTCAGAATTTACAGCATCTTTTTCACCTGTTACCGCATTTGGTAACACCTCTTGCAATTCATGCGCAATAAACCCGTTATCGTTTCGGTTATCGCCTTTCCAAGTAAATGTTACGGGTTTTAGTTGAGAAACAGTAGCCAAAGCACCTGTCAAAGGCGCAATATTTTCTTTTAAACGATAGTCGGATGTTCCGTTGTATGAAGTTGTTCCACCATTAGAAGAAATATTACCAGCGCTACTTCTTGTAGAACCATTGTAGGTATAGAAATATAAATGAATTCCAGAAGAGGATAAACACTCCATTTCACTACCATTAGCATTGGCTAAATGAAGTTCTCCATTTTGCTGAAACATAAATCCAGCAGAATTATTTCCAATAGGGGAAGCATTTCCTGCATACCATGTTCCACTACCATTTGAAATCAATCTTGGATTCCCATCCCCATCAGACAGCACAATGTAGTTTGATGATGTGCGAATGTCTAAGCCACCTTGGTTGCCTGAGTAGCCACCAATGATTGTGTTTTTAGAGCCAGTAGTCATTGCACCACCAGCCGCACCATTAGAGCCGCCATCAACACCAATAAAAGTGTTATTAGTACCAGTTGTTACTGCGTAACCTACTCCATCACCAACAAAAGTGTTTTTTGTGCCAGTAGCGTTATATCCAGCATAAGCACCAATATAGGTACTTTGTGTTCCTACAGTATTTGTATATCCAGCCTGATAACCTACTGCTGTGTTGCGAGATGCTGTAGTGTTGGAAAGTAATGCCTGATAACCTAAAGCAGAATTAGAACTTCCAGTTGTGTTTCCATTTAAACTTTGCTGACCAACAGATGCGTTTTGTGTGCCAGTTGTGTTTGAATAAGATGCTCTATAACCAACAGCAGTATTACCATTAGCAGTAGTATTTTTATCAAGGGCTTCTCTACCAATTCCTGTATTTTGAACACCAGTTGTATTACTTTCTAAAGCACCTGTTCCAATACCTGTATTTTCTGTACCAGTTGTATTTAAAGTTAAAGAATTAAAACCAATGGCAGTATTGGTGTTTCCTGTTGTATTTGCATTTAGTGCATTTCCACCAACAGCAGTATTTGTAACTACTGCCGAGCCACCTTTACCTACTGTTAGACCTGAGATAGACAAATCATTAGTAATCGTAGAACTAGATGCACCCAAGGCAATGGCTGTTCCACCAATTGTCACGCTTGAATTAACCAAACCAGCGTTAGGCAAACCTGTGCAGTTTGTCAAAGTACCACTAGAAGGCGTACCCAAAACAGGCGTAGTCAGCGTTGGGCTGGTCAGCGTCTTGTTGGTAAATGTCTCAGTACCAGTTAAGGTAGCCAAAGTGCTAGAAGTAGCAGGCACATTTAAGTTAAAAGTTGACGCTGTGTTTGGGCCAACCAAGTTAACTTGACCACCCAAAGTTGCTTGAAAAACTAAATTTCCCATGATATTTCCTTATGGTGCAATGATTAACTGCGACACAGTTAGTGCGCCTGTTGAGGGATTAAAACTCATTTTAGTTGATGAGGTTTTCTGTGGCAAATTGCCCGTTGTGCTTGTTACCCAAGTTGGATAAACAGACGCATTTGTTGTTGTGTCATCAGTTATCGCAGTATTTGTTGCGTTTGTTGCAGTTGTTGCCGTAGTCGCTGAACTTGCATTACCAGTCAAAGCACCCACAAAAGTAGACGATGTGACAGAACTCAAACCCGCTATTGTTGTAGCCGAACCGCCCAAACTGATAGCAGTTGAACCGACTGTAATGCTTGAGTTTGTCAGCGCAGAATTAGGAATAGAGGTTAACCCTGCACCAGAACCCGTAAACTGTGTAGCCGTTAAAACGCCCGTAGAAGGGTTAAATTGGTACTTGGTAGACGCTACATACTCTGTCGTTAAATTACCGCTTGTAGCCGCCGCATATAGCGGATAACGGGTTGCATTTGTAGTGGTGTCATCTGTTACTGTGGCGTAAGCGGCTGGGGTTGACCAAGTAGGTGTTCCAGAACCCGCAGAGGTTAGAACTTGACCAGATGTTCCAGCAGAAGTAAATGCGTAAGCAGTACCGCTACCATAGGCAACGCCACCAGCAGTAGGAGTAGCCGTTCCATTTGTACCCCCGTTTGCGATAGCGACAGTACCAATAATGCCGTTAGACACGACATAAGCATTGGATTGGTTTACATAAATACTGCCGTTAGAAGAATTTACATACGCTACTGTGCCTATTTTCACCGCGTAAGCAGTTGGCGGGTATGTGTTCATTAGTTGACCAGCAGAATACGGGCTGACATACAAAATGTCACCAACAGTAAATGTTCCAGTATTTACGCCATTCAAAATGCCGTTAATGACTACATAGCCCTCTGAGCCTGTTGCAATGGCTTCATTTGTTAAACCAATGCAAGCCCCAGTAGTCTGCGTATCTGCTTTAGCAAGTGCAATTAAAGGATAAGTAAAACCGCTTGTTGTCGATGTAATGTAGACAGGCGCACCTTTAGCGATGGTTGAGCCTGTATTGTTGTAAACCTTTAATTGAGTCTCTTGCCCAATATGTAGCGTGTTATTCGTTACATCGTTGTTATAAGAAAGTGCCTTCAGCGTACTGTCGTACCACAATCTGCCCGATGTGTAGGTCGGTGCAGACGCGGCAGTAAATGTCTCGTAATCGCTGACAGTTGGGCTATTTAGCGTAGCACCCGTAGCCAACGCTAAGACAGTTCCAGAGCCTGTCGTGCTGTAACTTGTTCCCCATGCCGAACCCGTTGAGTTAGGGATTCCCGATGCTGGGTAAACCATCGGTGCGGTGTTGGTTATCGTGACCGCGCTAGAGCCGTTGTAACTTGTACCGCTTAGATTTGAGCCGATTGTCAGGCTAAACAAGTTAGAGCCTAGCGATACGCCAGAAATCGTGCTGTTTGCTAGTTGAGCGTTGGTAATCGTGCCACTTAGGTCTGTTGTTGGGACTGTTGCAGACGCTGTAAACGCGCTAGTACCGCTTCCCTTGACATAACCTGTCAGCGTAGTTGCGCCAGTACCTCCGTAAGCAACTCCAATCGTGCTTGCGTTCCAAGTGCCTGCGGTTATTGTTCCAACGCCTGTAATGCCCGTATAAGACCCAGAGATTCGTGCTGTGTCTATCGTGCCAGATGTAATCTGAGTAGCACCGATAGCAATGTTTGTGTCTGCCAACGCTGTCAGTTGACCTTGTGCGTTAACAGTTGCCGTTAAAGTCTTGCTTGCAGAGCCAACAGATGCCGCAGTTACGCCAGTATTCGTAATCGAAAAGGTGTTAGACGCTAAAGTTAGCCCAGTACCCGCAAAATAAGTCGCAGAGCCTGAGAACTGCACCCAAGGCATAGCGGTAACACCGATAGTTCCGCTTGCCGTAGCAGTACAAACCCACCCAGTATCTGCGTTAGATGTTCCGTTTAACAGAACTGTGTACGCGCCTGGCACTTCTGACCATGTGTCCATGTCCGTTGCGCGTGTCCATGCGCTTGCTGACGCTACATAAATGCCGTTTTCTGCTGAAGCGGTTTGGTTCTTGACCAACACGCGTTGACCAGCAGTTACAGAATAGCCATCAATGGTCTGTAAGCCAGAAAGTGTGATGTTTGCAGTAGTACCAGCAGAACACGCGGCTTTAGGCCCAAGCCCCTGCGCTACTGTGTCTACATAGAATTTGTTGGCAATGTCTTGATTGGCACTTGGTGTAGTGCTAATCGTGCCAGTTGTTGTGCTGATATTAGTGAAAACACCCGTAGAAGGCGTAGTCGCACCGATTGTTGTGCTGTCAATCGTGCTACTTGTGATTGTTAAACCCGATTGAACTGGGTTAAAAGTAGCGTAAAAAGGCACACCCTGACCAATAAAGGTCTGAAAAGTTCCGTCTACTGCAAAGTATGCTTGAACGGGAAGTAAGTTTTGCAGAACAGAATTG